CTCTGACCCAAGTGGCACATCAAATTCAGGACGGCCAAGCTCAACGCTAAATGCGTCGTCAGCGGTGTAGATGTCCGATGCTATCGAGTAGCTCAAAAAGTTCTCGATGGTCACCGAACCGATTTGCAGCTGCACTGAATCACGCATAGATCAGGATCTCCCCTTCAACGCGCGCGGGGTCTGGGATATCGTTTATTTGAATGATGCGCTCTGCATCTGAGTATGGCAACCCGTTTTGCAGGCAGATTGCGTGCAGGGGGGTGGGGTGGGTGATGGTTATTTTTTTAAGCCGTTCGCGCGACCCCTTAACCACATCAACGTGCCTTTGCAGGGCAAGCCCCGCCTCTTTCAGCCCCACCATAGTCCGGTCTGCCTGGTAAGCCTCATCAAGCATCTGTCGCGAAGCATAGGCAGCGGCCTCAAGGTCATTGACGGTGAGCGTTGCCGGGGGCGGGTCCTGCGCGATGTAGTTCCCCTCGATGTCAAAGGATGGTTGAAGTGTGCCGGCCTGCGCCCGCGCGGTTTCATCTTCGGCGAACACCTGCGCGACTTTGAGCGCTGCGTAGGATGCACCGATTTTTGCCACCTGATCTTCAAGCCCGCTTGCTGCTGCCTTAATTGCTGTGATTGAGTTTTTAAGGTTGGCAACCATCTGTGCGGGGGAAGATGTAACACTGGCCGCTGCCTCTGCATAGCGCTCGATGCACTGAGTTACGGACCCCACCACTCTCCCTGGGAGGCTTGTGCCGTAATCAATCGCGGTGATGATAGATGTTGCGGGATTCTGTACCGCCAGAGCAAGCCCCTCAACGGCCCGAACAGCGCCATCGATGCGCTTTACAAACGCCCGCGCCTTGCTCGATATTCCACCGCCCAGCTGAGAGACAAGGCTTGTGGTCCCTGTGATAGCCCGTGTTAGTACCCCCGGCCCATCGCTGCCAAGCTCTGCAGCAGCCTTAGCAGCGAAGGAATCCTTCGCCTGCAGCTGGGTTGCCAGAAAGGCCCCCTCTGCTGCGCTGAGGACGTTGTGCACATACTGGAGCTCTTCGCCTATAATCTGCTCAACAAAGGTGATATCGATTTGGCAGTACTCATCCCGGTCGTCATGCAGGACGGTCCAATCTGTAATTCTGCCGTTTAAAATCCCATACTTTGGGTGCGTTAACTGAATTACAGCGTCTTGATTTATCAGATCAACGAACTCGGTGTGCCGCGAATATTTCTCATTGAAAAAGAATGCTGCGAACCTGATTGACCGTGCGCTCCCGCCCATATCATCCAGCGCCGCACCATCCCTCAATGGGAACTCATATTTGGCAATCGCCCGGGAATATGAATCCTGAATCTCAAGGAGGTCGATATCGAAATTGGCGATTCGTGCACTGTAAAGAGGAGGCATTTTTTTATTTCACCAAAAAGGAGTTGTCTTTTTTCGTGACGCTAACGACAGCCTTTGCACCTTTAGCACCGCTGTTTGATCGTACCTGCATGGTATCTGAAACTGTGATGTTGTTCTCAACAACGATGTTATTTGCTGGGCTTGAAGGCTTCCAAGAAGGATTCTCGTCAAACACGTTGACTTTTTCGCCAGACTTAAGCTTTTTAATCAGCTGGCTTCTTCTTTCTTCTGGCAAGCTGTTGAAAGCCATCTGAGCAGATTGCTTTTTTATGTTGTCTTCACCGGTGCCATAAATTGTGTTTGCGGTGGCTTCCCAAAACTTCCCCCAGGCACCTACACCTTTTCCAAGCCATCCTACAAGAGTCCCAACAGCAGCCCCAAGAGTGGTAATATTTGCTATAAAAGCTTCCATCTCAGCAGGTTTTTTTGTCATGTTATCAATGCTGTTCCCAAACTGATATATAGCCTTTGACAAGAACGCATCTGAGGCGCGCTCACCGATTGACTTGAGCCGCGCAAGCTGAAAAGATGCGTTCTCAGAATATCGCGCATAGTCCTCCATAAGCTCGTTGGCTCGCCCCGCGTCTGCCCCTGCCAGCTCATCAAAAAGAGCAAAGCCGCCTGTCTCACGATAGAGCCGAGCAATGGTTGATACTGCCCGAACCCCTTCCTCTCCAAAGATATCGCCGAGAAGCTTTTCATTGCCCTTTGTCCCGGCAACGACTCCTTTTAGAATCTGGTCGATGCCCTTGTATTGCTGCTTTTTTTTATTGGTGAAGATGTCAAATTTGGCTTTCTTCTTTATCACATCCTGTTTTTCGATGATGCTTGATAGCGTGCGCTCAACGGCGGTTGTTGCCTGCTCACTGCTACCGGTTCCCATGCGCGCCGCCTGAATCAACGCGCCAAACTGGCGGAGGTCTCCCGTACCCTGCATTCCCAAGCGCCCAGCAGAAGAAAACAGGCGCTCGCCCATTGCCGCCATGTTCTCAAGAGTAAATGCTCCGGCCTTACCCTGAACCGTCAAAACATTGAGCGCTTCGCGTATTCCTCCTGGGCCTATTTTAAATTTCTGCTGCAGGTTAGATGCAAGCGCGCCAAGATCTTCCATGCTGGCGCCGGTTGCAGTCGATGCTACGGCAAGATCCTTCATTACGTCACGCGCAAACTTAATGTCTCCGGTCCGCTGTACAATGGCATCAAGCCCGCCAAGGATGGACTCGCGCGACTGCCCAGCCTCTGTTCCAAGCCTGCCGATTTCCTCGCGAAGCTCAAACTGTTCTTTTCTGGTAAGTTTTCCCTGGATGGCGAGCCGCGTCAGCTTTCGGTCGAAATCCATGATATTCCTCCCGGCTGCGAAGATCGAAACGCCAGCAGCAAGCCCCATGATTGGGCCAGCTATCGAGCTGCCAAGTTTTTTACCTGCGCTTTGAAGAGGAGACAGCGCTTTACTTCCGCGCTTTGCAAATCCGGAGAGGTCTTTTTCTGCGCCGTCAAGCTCGCGCCTGAGCCCGCGCCGATTGCCACGAATATTGATGCTTACTGTTGGGTTACGTGACATTTTGGCGCTTCACCTTGTGCACTGCGGCCTTGACGCTTTGGCCGTGCCTCTGGTCTGGGTTGGACTTTTCCGCAATGGCGTATTCCATCGCGGCCAATAGGATCAGCTGGCCGTCTGTGAGCTCGACAGCTGGCTTGCCAAAGTAATGATAAGCTTTTTCAGCACAGCGATATCTGAGACGCTCTGAACTGTCTCTGAGGCATTTTTTTTTACACGGGCAAAAAGCACATCGAAAGCGCCTTCGTCCATGTTGCCGGGGGAGGGGCTGCACTCAGATTGCCAGCTCTGCATCTCATCGATAAGTTTCTCGCGCACACCCTTTGTCAGCAACGTGCGAAACTGCGTGATATCAGGGGCAACACTGCTGCCGTCCTCAGAGTTTGACAACGCGCGGTATAGCAGCTGAGTGGCAATTTCAGCCTCATAGGCCTCTGCGTTTTCAATTGCGATTTTTACCCCTGCGGCCTTATAGATGTTGTCTGCCGCAAGTCCTGCAACGTGGTAGTCGTTGTCGTTGAGGACCCGCAACCCAACGGTGGCCCCAGGGCACCCAGGCCACTCGATGATTTTGCGGTTTTCAGTACCTGCGCGGAGCTTTTCAAATAGTCCCATTATTCAACCGTCCTGCTGGCAGCACCAAAGGTGATGGTTTGAACTTCTTCGTTCTCACCGTCAATGCCACCGCTGGCAATCATCATGGTGCGCACGCCACTGTAAAGAACGCGCCCCCCGCCGTCACGCTCAACCACCACGGTGGCATCTTTGAGCGTGTCGTAGTCGATAGATGAGCCGGCAACGTTGATCGCGCGGTCCATTGTGAAGGTGTGCCGTGCGGTTTTTTGCGTGAACCCGGTTTTGTGCATGAGGTTTACCTGAGCGGACAGCTCCCGATCCCCCTCATTGTAGTTTTTCAAATCTGACTCGGGCATACCGTTGATTGATACAGTACAACGGGAGACGTATACATCTGACATTGCCACACCTCATTTTTTAATAGTAACCGGGTGGATTGCTCCACCCGTGGAGATTACAACAGGTCAATGCGCATCGCAACAACATGCGCGCCCTTTACGATTGCACCAGGGATTCGGGCATTCACTCTGGTTGCGTCTTGCAGGTCGTCCTCGATTACCAAATAAGCCTTCCAGTAATCCATATTCTCGACAATCTCGATGCTCTCCAACTGCAGCAGAACATCGAGCAGCTCTGAGCGAATGTCTTTTTTAAAGCGCAGCGTTTTCTTCGGAGCCGGAAACTTTGACGACACCCTGCTGACGCATGAAAACCGCACATAATCAAGTGACCGCGGTACTGAGATATCCAGCCGCGCGGGGTCTGCAATCCCTTGTGCGTTTTCGGTGTAGGTGGTGATTGCTCTGACGATTGCAACCCGCTCCCCTGCGATAACGTGCATTGGAGTGAGGCCATTGTCAAGCAGACTCTCAATCTCGGTTCTGGTGAGCCGATTGCTAATGTCGGGGGCAGCAATCCCGGTGAGCACCCGATTGTTTAGCGGTTGCGCGGGGTCGCTTTCCGAAGCGATAACTGCGGCGTATGCTGCAGCTACTTCAAAGAGGCAGCTCTTTGTGCTGGGCAGGTATCCGCAGGTAATTCGCCAATGGTTCAAGGTGCTCTCGGATGCTGTGCCAAACATCTGTATCACACCGATTGCCGGGCGCTGTTCCATCGGGCCGGAGATTTCGTCAAGATGGGCGCCAAGGTCGGTCCAATTGCCGGAATCAACAATC